GCAAGGAAGCAAATACCCAATTAGCTATACGTCAGGAAAAATTTATAAGGGATCTAAAGAATGCCTTATTGCGAATTGAAAATAAAACTTATGGTATTTGTCGAGTAACGGGCAAATTAATCCAAAAAGAAAGATTAAAATTAGTTCCTCATGCTACCTTAAGCATTGAAGCTAAAAGAATGCAGTAATAAAGAAAAGCTTCCAATATTTGGGAGCTTTTTTAATGTATTCGAATTTAATAACTTCACTATAAATCAAAAATTATATTACTTTTGTTGATCTTTTAAAAAATGATTTAAATGTAGGTTTGGCGGGTAATATTGGTGACAGTTTTGCTAAACAAATCGTTGAAAAGAACTATGAAAATTATGTTCTCGAAATAAGCAGTTTTCAGCTTGATGGCATTGAAACCTTTAAGCCAAAAATTGCAGTCATTACAAACATCACACCAGATCATCTGGATAGATATGAGCATCAATTTGAAAATTATATCGCTTCAAAATTCAGAATCACCATAAATCAAACAAAAGACGATTTCTTCATTTATGATGCAGACGATGAAGGAATTGCAAGAGGATTAAAAAAACATAAAACAGATGCGACGATGGTCCCTTTTTCAATGGAAAAAGAACTGGAATTCGGTGCCTACGTCAAAAACGATGAAATAATAACAACCATAAATAAAGATAAATTTAAAGGGGAATCAAAAGTTACGGCGAAGGTAAGCGATTACCTCGATGAATTTGAAACGGCAGAAGAAACGTTTAGGTTCGTCGATATTTCAACGAAACGTAGCAAATACAATCGTGATATAGATGAGGCATTTTATAAGTTAGCAGTTAAGTACATAGAAAAACTTGCGAAGTTAGTGGTACTTACTAATGCTCACGAAATGTCACATTTGCATCACTATAGACAAGTGATACTAAAACACAAACAAGATATTCACGAAACATATATGAAAATAAAAGATATAACATTATGAAAGGTAAATTACAAATAGTAGATTTTGATGACGTACTAAAACGTGATGAAGATGCAAATGAATGTAAAGAAGTTTATGTTAACGATGTACGTGATAAACTAAAAACATTTTTTACCGATGGTTACGAACTTGGTCAACCATCATATATAGATAAGCTAAATGAAATATTTACTTGGCGTAAGGGTTTCTTATATTGTTTTAGTGGTTACCCTCAAAGTGGTAAATCCGAATTTATAAATTATAGTATGCTACTACGTGCAAAACATTACGATGATAAGATAGTAATGTATTCACCTGAAAGTAACACCTACGAACTAATAACAAATTTAGCACGTGCATATATCGGTAAGAACGTAAACCCTGAATTTGATAATGTATGTACCGAAGATGAATATAATAACGCACTTGATTTTATACAAGATCATTATGTCTTTCTTGAAAACGAAGAAGAACTACCGTCGGTAGCTGGGTTACTAAATACATTTGAAAGATTATCAAACAAAGGTTTTACTTGTTTTACTATTGACCCTATGAATTGGTTAGTAGAATCAAATGTCGGTGAAACGAATTTATATAATTATTTAAAGGTTTCACTTACCAATCTGAAAATGTTTGCAAAGAACTTTGATACTATAGTATGTTATGTAGAACACCCAAAAACACCATCACCAGTTCGTGGTAAGATACCGAAGGCTACTGCATTTAGTTTAGCTGGTGGTACAATGCACTTTAATAAAACTGATTGTATGTGTTTACTACATAGAATGACTGATGAAGATATTGAAGAAAAATTATCTAAAGGTGAACTTTTACAACAAACATTAGATAATAAGCAGAATAATATTAATTTTGTTGAGTTCGAGACGGTGAAGATGAAAAGTCAACGGTTAAACGGTAAACTTGGTTCGTCACTTCTTGAATACGATTTTATAACTGGTAGATTTAAATAAATAATTATGACACAAGAACAAGCGTTACAAATTATAGTTCAGGTATGTGAGAAGGGTAATAAGTCAGGGTTATTCACACTTAGTGAATCATCTTTAGTATTACAAGCATTAGAACAATTTGGTGTACAACCACCGAAAGTAGAAGAACTGAACAATGATGAAGTGGCAGAAGAAGTCTCAGAAACAAAAGAGGTTAAAGAATAAATATCTTTTCGTATCTGACGAAGAAACAATACTTGGTGAATCGCAGAATATATGCAACACTATAAGAAACTTATGGGGTTACTATAAATGTGATTCACGAAGTGTTTATATCAATTTAGACCCAAAGGTTAAAAACCATAAAATCAGAGAAAAGTGTTTGTCATTAGAAGAACATAAGGGTAAACAAACATATAAATATCACGATAAAGTTATTACAAGCAACGAATTTGTATTACTTTTAGAATGTGATAAGCAAGGGTAATCAGAAAATAATACGTGATATTGAGGTTTTTATTCTAAAATATAAGGTAAAAGCTAAACAACATAGATATGATGCAAACGATGATATTAAATGTTTTAAACGTATTTATGCACTCGCAGAAGTATTCCCAGTAAACAAAAAATATAAAAGAAACATACCTGAAATAGAATGGCAAATCAAAGAATTATGGTATTTATACTACTATTATAAGCTACGCATAGACGGTAAAAATTTTACGTATTCTCAAATAGTAACTAAATATGCTTAATTTTGTATTATGGCAACAAAAACCAACATATTAAAAAACAATTTATTAAACGCACTTGAAAAACATTTGGGTGTAGTAACATCTGCTTGTAAAGAGGTTGGTTGTAATAGGTCAACATTTTATAAATATTACAACAACGATAGTAAGTTTAAAGATAAAGTTGATGAACTACAGAATGTAGCGTTAGACTTTGTTGAATCTAAATTGTTTAATCAGATACATAATGATAACCCAACGTCAACTATATTCTATTTGAAAACAAAAGGTAAGAAACGTGGGTATATAGAAAGACAAGAGATTCAACATAGTGGTGGTATCGAAAGTAAATTGATTGAATGGAAGCCGTCAGAAAAGAAACAGTAGAATGTAATACACAATTCTATCAGACCGTTAATTCAGATAAAAGAATAATTGTACATCAGGGTGGGAGTAGATCAGGGAAGACATACGCTATATGTCAATATCTTATTTACTTATTAACAACACGCAAAAAGAAATTAATAATAACTATCGCAAGAAAAACATTACCAGCGTTAAAGGGTTCGGTGTTTAGAGACTTTATGGAAATAGCAGAAAAGGTTGGTATATCATACTTTGCAGAAATCAATAAAGCAGATTTAACATTTAAATATAAAAACCATTTGGTAGAATTTATATCGTTAGATAACGAAATGAAAGTACGTGGTCGTAAACGTACACATTGTTTCTTAAATGAAGCAAATGAATTTTACTTAGAAGACTTTAATCAGTTGTCACTTAGAACAACTGAAAAGATGATATTAGACTTTAACCCATCAGATGTATTGCATTGGATATATTCAGATATTTGTACAAGAGATGATTGCGATACATTCATTACTACCTTTGAAGATAATGCGTTTCTTGACCCTGAAATCAAAAAAGAAATATTACGAATGAAAGAGAAAGACGCAGATAGGTGGCGAGTATATGGGTTAGGTGAACGTGCAACATTTAAAGAAGGTCAGATATTTGATAACTGGCAATGGATTGATTACAAAGAGTTTTTAGATAAAGAACATTGCGAGGTTGCATACGGTTGCGATTTTGGCTTTTCAAATGACCCGACCACAATCGTAGAGGTTAGACGTAAGAATGATAGATTATATGTTCACGAATTATTATTTAGAAAAGGTCTAACGAACCAAGATATATTTGAAGAAATAAAGAAACTGGGTTTAGAAGAAGAAATAATTATATGCGATAGTGCAGAACCTAAATCAATAGAAGAACTTAGGCGATTAGGTGCATACTGCAAACCATCACAGAAAGGTAAGGGGTCAGTTCTTAATGGTATTCAAGTAATAAAAGAATATAGTGTATATGCATCAAAACAAAGTAAAAATCTACTGCAAGAGTACCAATACTATATATGGGATTCTAATCGTGATGGTAAGTCAATAAACAAAATAAAACAAAATGGTATGGATCACTTAATGGATGCACTACGATATGCAGTAACAACTGGGTTACACCGAGCAAGAGATTTTGTCATTGTTTAAATAAATTTTGTATTTTTGAAAATAAATTCTATATATGGCAAGTTTTCTCCAAAGATTAAGGAACGGTATTAAGGCGTTCAACACGCAACAAACGAATGAATCGTACAATAGATTCATCTACAACGTAATGGGTAACAATACCATTTCGAACAATCAGTATAGTGACGATTACATAGATAAGGGTTACGGTTACAACCCAACAATATATTCATTAATTCAATTAATAGCGAAGTCAGCAGTTACTGTACCATATAAGATATTTAAGAAAGTTGATAACACGAATATGAAAGAATATAAATCATTAACTGCTAATGGTTTAAATGAAGATTCAGTATTCAAAGCGAAACTAATGCGTAAGCATATCTTTGAAGAAGTAGAACATTCTGCATTGGGTAAATTATTAGAAAGACCGAACCCAGCACAATCGTGGTCGGTATTCTTAGAAGAAATGATAGGGTTTGGTAAACTAACTGGTAACAGATATGTTTATGGTATATCACCTGAGAACGGTGAAAACAAAGGTATCTACTACCAATTATATAACCTACCAGCACACTTAATTGAAATAAAATCTGAAGGTATATTCAAACCAGTATCTAAATATACTATGATGTATCAAGACAATAAGTATGATTTGACTGCTGAAGAAGTATTACATATCGCAGACTTTAACCCTGACTATAGTGGTGACGGTTCACATTTATATGGTCAGTCACCGATACAAGCTGGTATGAGGGTATTAACTACATCAAATGAAGCAGTTGAAACTAATCTTAAATTCTTACATAATCAATCTGCACGTGGTATGCTAACACCTGAAGGTGACGAACAAATCACACCAACGCAAGCACAACAATTAAAAGATGCGTTAAGAAGAAACTATCAAGGTGCTAAATCTGCAAATGATATTATGATTACTGGTCAGTCGTTTAAGTGGACTAACTTTGGGTTGTCATCATCTGACTTACAATTATTAGAATCATATAATGCAACGATAAAAGATTTATGTAATCTATATGGTGTACCAGTACAATTATTAAATAATACTGAATCTACTACCTACGATAATTATAGAATTGCAAGAAAGGTATTATTTACAAATGCGATTATACCTGAACTAAATAAAATAAAAGATGAATTTAATAGATGGTTAGTACCACACTACGGTGAAGATTTATATTTTGATTTTGATTTTAGTGCGATACCTGAACTAATGCCTGAGCAACAACAATTAGTTGATAGCTTATCTAAGTCATATTGGTTAACGTCTAACGAAAAACGTGAAGCAGTAGGGTATGGTATAGATGATAACACACCAGTTATGAATGATTATTTAGTACCGTCAGGTATGATACCTATAACAGATTTAGATTTAGGTATTGGTGACGACGTTACATTCCCAACTCAAACACAAAACGAAGAAGAAGTCGTTGAAGAAGAAGTTATCGAAGATGCAATAGAACAAGAAGAAGAAACAAAACAAGAAATAAATGCAAGACTTAGAACTGCATTAGGTAACAAAGTTGAAGAACATAACGAAAAGGTAGAAGGCGATAAAGATAAAACTACAGATATTGAAACGTTATATCAAGTATATCGTAGGGGCGTTGGTGCATATAGGACTAACCCTGAATCAGTCAGACCTACAGTAAATAGCGAAGAACAATGGGCGATGGGTAGAATCAACTCGTTTCTTTACGCATTAAGAAACGGTAGATTCAGAAGTGGAAGGCACGACCAAGACTTATTACCTGAGGGTCACCCAATGTCATCTAAAGAAAAGATGAAAGCAATCAATGACGAAATATATGCGACTGAAGAAGAAGCATTAGATAGGGCAAAAGAAATTGGTTGTGATATTACACACTCACACGAAACAGAAGACGGTACAGTATATATGCCTTGTGCAGATATGGTAGAACTTGAAGATGCGTTAGATAAATCAATTACCAAACAAGAACTATATGATGACTACCCACAATCGGTAAGAGACAACGCAAAAAAAGCTAAAGATATTAACGAAGAATTTAATAACCCTTGTGCAACATTAGTTGGTAAGGGTAGAGCAACTGATTTAATAGATGGTAAGGGTCTAAGTTTAGATATTGTTAAAAAGACATTTGCATATTTATCAAGATCATACGAATATGTTACTGGTGAATACATAGATGAAAAAGGTAAACCGATTTGTGGTGATATATCTTTTGCACTATGGGGTGGTGATATTAAAGTATCTAATGTAGAAGATGATGTGATGTGGAAGTGGTGTAAGCGTATAATTGATAAAAGTGAAGAATAATGCCATTACCGAAACCGAGAGCAGGCGAATCTAATAATCAATTTATTAATAGATGTATGATAGATGACACATCTATGTCTGAATACCCAAATAGAAATCAACGATACGCAGTATGTCAAAGTATATCTGCAAGAAAATCTTTAGAGACAAAACAAAATAGAAGAAAAATATCTACAGAATTTGAAAAACAAATTCGTATTGCACAAAAGAAAAACTTACCAATAGCATATAAATTCTACATTGACGGTTATGATAAAGCGTTAAAGATGTATGAAGATAACCCTACACCAACTAATGAAAACTTCAATACGCTATTTAAAGAAGAAGAAGTTATTGAAATGTACAAACAAATCTATAGACAAACTGGTTTAAGGTTTGCTTATTGGTACAGAAAACATTTTAAATTATTTGTTAATAAGATGTCTGAATTTGAATTTCAAAGATTATTAGACAGAATAGAAAGGGGTCAACAATTAACTGCACAAGAAAGAGAAAACTTAGAATCTACAATTATTGAAGGTCTTGATTCTTATGCTACACAAAGAAGTAATTATTTAGCTACTGCGAAACAAGTGACATCTGTAAACGGTGTAGCGAAACAAACATTAATCAAAGTAATATCTGACTTAACTAAAAGCGAAGAATTTATGTCTATGGGTTTAGAAGCAAGGGTCAGAGAAATATCTAAACAATTAAAGTTTAAATCACGATGGATGGCAAGACGTATCGTGCAAACCGAAACTACTGCGTCTGCAAACTATGGTATTCAACTATCTGCATCTGATATATATGGTGAAGACAACTTAGTCAAAGAATGGATTTCAGGTGGTCGAAATATTAGAGATACACATAAGTCAGCAGATATACAATATGGTAACAACCCAATACCGACTAATGAACCTTATCAGGTTGGTGGTTCATTATTAATGTTCCCATCTGATACATCGTTAGGTGCTTCTGCAAAAGAAGTAGTAAACTGCAAATGTTTATCTGTACCATTCGTACAAGTAGATTAAAAACAACAATGAAAAAATTATATTATTTTTGAAAATAAAATTAGAATTATGAATAATGTTATATACAA